AGTGAATTCAACTTTTTAAGTGATTTGATACACTAGCAAACCCATTAAGGCGATTACCATTCCTACTATATTTTTACTTTTACAAGTAGTGTACAGTTGCACTAGCATACTCTTTAAAGGCGGTAGCCAGATCCATAAGTAAAATTAATACATATTTTCACAATTAAGTATAAACTCTCTACAGGGTCTATACAAAAATCTATCAGGCACAGTATGCATAATTTTCTTACACTTCTTTTCCATAATTGGAGCAAATTTCTCGAAAACATCTTTACCATGTAAACTCAATTCATCAAGAGAATTTTGTAAATTATCCATAGTAATAATATCATTCATACCAGCTAGTCTCTTAGTCCAATAAGGTATTTCCAACACTACATCTAACCTTAAAGGAGCTATAAATCTACCTAAATCTTTATCAAACTTGAATCTTCTTTTCAAAAATTCAATATCTTCAATATATCTCAAAGCAAAACCACATTTTTCTTTAACTTCTGTAGTAACGCTAAGACCTAAACACTCCATAGCATTAGCTATATGTCCTTCTGTAAAGGAATCTTCAAAATCAGCGGAAACACTAAAAGCACCATCATCTCCATGAAAAATAACTCTCACGTGTGCATCAAATAAAGCATCACATAAAATAGTTGGTTCTTTCATAATATCCAACCAACTCAATCGGAAACATAAGTTATTATAAATAGTATTAATAATAGGTGTTAAAGGATGACCACTAGGTAAACTATCAGGCCATTCATAAACATAATCACATCTAATATGTCTACTATTTAATAATTCTAACCATAAAATAGCTCGTATCCTCATATTCTCTTCATCATCGGAATACCATCTATTAATAATATCAAGTATTTTCCAATGAATAGCGTTCTTCTCTCTAGCATCAAAAGCATGATGATCAATAGAACCATATCTCTTACAATTACCAGCAACAGATTGCATATGCAAAGCCATCAAATGCCATTCTTGTGAATACGGATTTACACCAATGGCAGAACCATTCTTGATTCTGTTTTTCAAAAAGAAAATTTGAAAAGAACCAAAGTACATTCTATAAGCTATAAGTAAATCAAAAGGAGCTCCTGAGAATAATCTAGTAACTCCTTTAGCAACTTTCTCCCAAGAAACGCGAGCATCCTTTAGGTTATCAGTAAATATATGTAATAATCTCTTATTCTGTTTAGCACTCTCAATAACATGATTAACTCTTTCTCTTATCATATTCATAATAGGAGTACTTAAATTATACTCCTCTTCTTTCCCTAATAGAAATTCTTTACCTTTACCTTTGGATTGCCATTTATTTAATGGATATCCAGGACTCGTAGATCTATTTATAGCTTTAAAGTGCTCTTCACCTTCAATACCTTTTACAGCTTCTTCAAAGGTTAATATTCTAGAATCTTGTTCGTGTATAGATACTCTAAGCATATTTTGATAATAGCCATCTGTAACGATGTCTAAACAATCAGCATCAAAATTAACCCAGTTAGTACAATATCTGCCCATCGCCAATTTATAAGGGTCAATAGTTTCTCCTTCAAATTGAAAAGGACTAATATGAGCTACACCTGTAGTAGCAGGTCCCCAAGCTTCATATAAAGGGGACCTAATAATCATTGATCTTCTTGGTGTATTAACAGGAGAAGGAACTAAAATCTTAGGTGTAAATCTAGATGGTATTTCTCTCTCCATAGGTATCCCACTATATAAATGAGCATCCATTTGAGCTACATAAGCAGGTACAGCATCAATGTCGTCATCAATTTTACTCTCTGGAGAGAAAGATTCGAATATCTTAGTTAAATATTCTCTAGAAATAAAATTACAACATCCTTGTTGTATTTGCACCTCTCCACATACATGAAAACCGACTAAAGTACCTAATGACGGATTCTTATTGAACACATTGACAATACCTCCGCAATCACCATCACCAGTTAAAGCTGTATAACTAAAACCTTTCTGTAAACAATACACTCTCGTATTATCTACGGCATTAACCATCGCTGGTCTACTCAAGGTCATCATTTTTAAATGAATTCTATCTTTAGACTTATCTGACGCTATGGTCAACATACCATTCCAGTCTTGTTGACGTACATACTCATCTTCCATTAGAAACTTCTTAATTATATTAACATGATTCTTATACTCTCTGCCTAAAGAACAAAAACATATATCTCTCGATATACTTTCATCATCAATAAAAACACGATTTAAAAAATAAGCTACAGTAAACTCCATAGTATTCTGTTCACCTAACTCTACAGGAGAACTTTTAATAAGTTTGATTTTATTATTCTCAAACTTTTCATCATCATCAACATAAGACATAATTTGCATAGCAAAATGAGAAGGTACAGCAAAAACCTTACCTCTTATAAATGTAGCATAACCTGACTTAACGAAAGTATCAGGTTGTCTCTCTAAATGGAATTCATAAACATTATGATTTACAACTGAAGTTACAATATCATAAGAATTTTGGTCATACTGATATCCCATCTGAGTAGTAAACTTGGACCTAGATTGTAATTTATCTACTAAATCTTTAGCTCTACCTGTTTTAGCTTTAAGAGCATCTTTACCATGTATATCACCTGATTGAGAAATTACATTATTTAACTTCTTCTTACTTTCAGCACTCAAAGTATATTTAGGAGTCCAAGTTGTATCATATATCATACCTGGTTGAGAGTTAGGATTAGGTATAGCCATTAAAACAGTATTACCACTTGGAAAATACCATTTATATACTTTATCACAAATAAAACTCATAGAAAAAACCAAAAAAGCGAATATACAACCACTCCGAAATATTTCAGAAAGAACATCATAAAAAGGCAATCTAGAAATAGCTCTAAGTAAACCCCCACAATATATAAGTATTTCGTTACGCCTTTCTCTATAAAATATGGCAACCTTTTCTAGAAATATTGTAGCACGAGAAGGTACTGACCATACTCTAGGTAACAACTCAGGATCTACTTGCATTAACCACTCTTCAGCTCCTAATGTAAAAACAGAATTCATTTTGTCAAAAAATGTAGGATAATTCATATCAAGAGAAAATTGGTCAATAAGATTATACATATACTCCTTAGTTACCAACACACGAGGAGGAAAACTATTGTCTCTAAGATAACGTATTAATTCCCGCATCGTCTCATTAACATGCTGTGGATCATGTTCTACTGTAAGAGCAGTCAAAGTCTCATCATATAAAATTCTCCTTGGTCTCCATAAAAGAGGATCTAATGATTGATCTGTCATAGTCCAAGTAGCTATATTAAAAAAAGGATTAATACCTATAGGATGATCTATGGGACTAACATCCATTTGTTCAGTATAACCTTCTCTCTTCTCCAAATTACTTTCTAAGACTTCCTTAGCTAAACTACAAATCTGAATATATCTTCTTCTTTTCATTTCATAACTATCTATTAACTCTTGAACAATCTCATCAAAAGTTACTTCACCAAATTCTTTCACGCCATCCATTTCAGTTCTGATAAAAATAACATGTTCTGGTCTCAAATCAGAAACTCCTTCACAACCTTTAGGTAACTTATCAGAGTCAACAATATCATACTCTCCTCTCTCAGATTTCTTAGCGTATTGAGGCTTGGGTTTTATTTTATAAACGTAATCGAATCTCCTAATTACCGCTTCTTTACAATTGATACTCTCCAACCTTACGGTAGGACAGTTTGTTGTAGCAAATACGAATTTGGAATTGAACATCGTATTAGCCTTATCCGCAATACCTGCCATATGCAAATGATAGGGGTTAACATTAATAGATCTTATTAGAGCAAACCACTCATTATCAACAACACCAGGCATATCTCTAATTTGACCTAAGTCGTCAAACACACAAACATGAGCTGTAGCAGGACTATAACCGTCCCAAAACTCAGTTTCTTGCTGTCTATTATAACAAAAGTTACTAGGATTAGATTTAAAATCATTCAACTGCTCTTTACCAATAGTTTGAGCTGTAACAGCTACATGAAGTAGCTTTATAATAGTACTTTTACTAGTGCCAGGAAAACCTTTAAACAACAGACTGGCTGGTTCCTGGCGAGACGCATTGGCTATAAATCCTGAATTAGAGAAAACTTCTTTCAGTTTTACTATAGCTCTATTAATATTATTCATTACCATTCTTATATTATTACCATCAGGACCATGAGGTATTTTATGTGTTAAAGACCTAGCTCTCTCATCAAAATGCAATACTTTTTGATAAGCTATATGAGTAGTATCTACTAACTTCATATCAATCTTATTAGAGAAATCTGTCATTTCTTCCAATAAATCATCTATCTCAGGTACTGCTGATTTAGCAAAATTGCATCTGATAGAACTACCCGATTTTTCTGAAAGATAATTAAAAATTTTTTTAAAGAAATCCATAACTATCTTAACATAATCACTTAAAGCAGCTGTTCTTCTAGAAGAAGAATCCAAAAATTTATTTATTAAACTCATTAAACCCTTATCGCTATCTTTCGCTTCACCAACAAATAAGGCTAAGACTATCATCTTTATTGAGTCAGTTAAATTTCCTATATCCATCTGTTCTGTCAATTCTTCTTCCTGCATTGGCGTAGTAAAACACACAGGAAGGAGATTAATCAATAAGCTAGGTGGAAAAAATACACACTCAGGCTTAGTTGTATACATAATAATCAAAGAAATAATTAAAATAGAAATATTTTTTTTTTTATTTTCAGTACTTTTATTAAGAAAAAT